CGAGTTGCCTTTTTCAGACTTGCCACCCTCAAGACCGCCGTACGTCTTGCGGATGAAGTCGGCGGTGATGTCGCCAGAACGCGCTTGATTGGCGTACTGGGAATATGCGTCGTCCCATGGGTTTGCCATATCAGACCTTCACTTTCAATACGTTCGAGGCACTGGTGTCTCGATAGACATCGCCCACGCGCAAGTTGGCCAAGTCCGCCTGCGTTGGAAGAGTGTTGATGTCGATGTTTAAACTGGCAACATTAAGCTGCTGCACAGCGTTGATCTGCTTGAAGAACAAGTTGAAGATGTTCTGCATCTGGTCCATGAACGCAGTGGTGTACTCCTGCGGTGCAGCAGTTGGCCGAGGTGGGGTTACGCGACTGAACATGCCCATGTTTATCTCCGTCCGTCAGGTCTGAGGTCGAGTCGGGGAGCCCCGAGCTGCCACGTCACGCCAAGCCCATCGCTCTCCACCTTCACAGACATCTGACGTGCCCGCACCCGGGTGAAAATCTGGCCGGTGTACTCTTCAATCGGCAGCACTGCGGTGCGCGTGATGGGCCTGTTGTTCTCACCTCCCACCGAAGGAGGCGTGGTGTACCCGGAGCCCGAGTTCTTCAGGGGTTGCATGTACATCCGGGCCGTAGGGGACGCGGCGTCAGACCCCCGGAAAGTGATGTCCGGCAGGACGCGGTACAGGAACATGAAGTTGTGCCCGTCGTCCAGATCAAATTCAGCGGATGTGATTGTTGCCGCAATCGGCGTAGGTACTGCCGTGGAGTTGTCGTCCACACCAGACTCATGGTTCACGATGTTGTTTAGGTACGTCGCCGCAATTGGATAGTCCCGCAAGCCGGAGTCCAGCCATGCCGAGCGGCTCATGTCGCCGTAATACCAGATGTCTTCAAGGTAGTTATAGATGGCGTACTTGTCCACCACGGTAGAGCCCGCCGAGCAGTAGAACCACCAGACCTCGTTGAAGCCCTCATTGGTGCCCGCGAACACCTGCGAGTACTGGTCTTTGTCAAGATCAGAAAAGATGTACTGGCGCAGGTCGCAGCGCAAGGTTTGGACTCGACCGTCGTACTTGTAGAACTTGTCCACGCCCATCCAGAACGTGACCCCGGATGCGATAGTGACGGCGTTCTGACTGACGATGGAGGTGTTGTCGGCCAGCAATGTTGCGCCCCACACAGCAGGTGGTCCAAGGTATTGCATGGCATACACAGCGTTGTCGGTGAACACAATGATCTCTTGGCGCGACTGAATGGCCGTGATGATTTCTGAACCCCGAGATAGCTGCAAGCTACCCGCTTGGTTTGTTGCTGCTGGCGTCCAGTTTGCCGCACTTTCTTGGTCAGACCAGCGGATCAGCATCGGGCTTTGGTCGGCGCTTCCATAATCATTGCAGCCAAAGGCCAGCACAAAGCGGCTCACATCCGAGACCAAAATGGTGTTCTGAACCGTGGGCACATCCGAAGCGCCGCCAATCGCTGTCAGGTTGATCGCCCGGGTGCCTGTGCCAGCCGAAGAGTCCCAGTAATAAATGGCTCCGCCTCGTGGCCCGAAGATCAGGTCTTCGCCAAAGTTGAACTGGCTCCACAGCCGCAGGGTTTCCAAGGACGAAGTGCCCGTTCCCCACACACCAGTTCCCCAGCCGCCCGCACCCCAGCCGACCACGGGAACCGCAAACTCAAAACCCGTATTGATTTGGTACGCGGCAACAACCGAAGCCCCGCCGCCCGGGGAGCCGGATACGTCCGTGGCGTTGGCCGTAGCTGAGACGGTGATGGTGTACGTGTTCGCGTTTACCACGGTGACTTGGTACTCTGCGTTGAGCACGCCTGCCGTGATGTTGCCGCCAAGCCCCACAGCCCCACTGAAGGTTACAAAGTCCCCAGTGAAGCAACCATGAGCCGTGTCTGTGACGGTGATGACGCTGGAGCCCAGAGTAGCGACAAACGGGTTGTTGTTGATGGTTCCGGGTGTTCCACGGATCGGCGTGATGTCGTAGTACGAGCCGCCGCTCTCGATGTAGAACTTGAGATTGGTGCCCACGCCCAGCAGGTTGGCCCCGCCCAACGTCACCCAGTTCCAAAGCGACCGGCATACACCAAGGAAGGAGTTTGCCGAGATGCGCTCCCAGCCACCGATCTTTTCAGGCGTACCGGAGCGGAACCGAATCTTGTCGCACTCGTACCAACCAGCAGAATACGCGCCGTTGACCCCCGTGGGTCCGACGTTTTCCGACAAATATCTGGTGTTTTCTCGACTTACACCCGGCCTGAAAAGGATTTTCTTGAGTGGCATTGTTTACCTCAGCTTTGTGGCATTTTCGCACTTAACTCAGAAACAGCGCAATCTCGGCCTCTCGGCGCTTGACCAGCCCGGGGAGAACCTTGCCGCCACCCTTGGTCCAAGCCCGGAACGCATCGGCTGCTCCCTCCCAATCACCCCGGTTGGCCTTCATGCGGATGGTGCTGCGCTGCAGGTTGCCTAGCCCGAAGTTAAAGGAAATAGAGACAAGAGCGTCAAAAGCGCCTTGCCGCCCAACAACGCCGGGAACAAGACGAAGAACACCCCGTTCAAAAGTTCCGACATCAACACGGAATAGTTCGTCGATCTCTTCTTTCGTCCAGACACGGTTGTCCTCCGGTTTCAGTGGCATTTCCTTGCGGATCATGGGGTTGGGCTTGCCTTCGACCCGCATCACGGGGAGCCTGATCTGCTCTTGATACAGGACGTGGCCGTAGCCAATCGTCCAGATGTGCGCTGGGCACAGGTAGGGCCGAGAGCGTTTGCCCTCGAACCGGTGCATCAGGTCTTCGCCTGCCCTGCTCAGTTTCACTTTTTGCTCCAGCCGCGAGAGCCGAACCAGAAACCGATGATGCCGCCCAGCATTGCCATCTCGTCAGCGCTGAAAATCAGGTCGGCGTACTTGATGACATCATCAATGTTGGTGATCAGGCCGGGGTGGTTCCACAGATACCAAGCCATGAAGCCGTTGATCAACACCAGCTCAAGGACAAAAATGTAGGTCACAGTGGGGCGCACAGTGCCCACGTAGTTGGCAACCCACTTGCTGGCCTTCTCAAGCACCTTCTCGTCGTGCGAAAGCGCGGCTTCAGTCATTCGGGCGTCGGTCTCCATGGCGATCTGATCGGTGCGGACCTCTTCAATCTTCAGTTGGGCAGCGAAGCCCTGAGCGGCCAAGGCCAGCTCACGCTCGTTCTGCAGCGCGGCCAGCTTCAGCTCGTGCGCTTGGTCAGCCTTGTTCTGGAAGTACTCCAGCAGTTTTGGGAGGCCGGAGATCAGCAGACCCCCAAGAGTTGAAAACAGTGAAAGCATCAATGACCCCTTTTAACAAGCATGTTTGCTGCAATGTCCAGCATGGAGTGGACGTGTTCCATGTTCTGCGGCTGCTCTACCCAGCCAGCCGTAATCTGCCCAATGAACCTGCTGCGATCTGGCGGTATGCTGATACGGCAGGTGAACGAAACGCCCTGCGCAATATACCAAATGCCCAACTCCGACTGCGCCCTCAGATATGGACTGCACGGCGTCTCACCCGCCATCAACTTCACCACGTCGTTGTTGTTTGCTACGTTCGTTGTGAACAGGCCAACATCCAAACCTTCCATCTCCTTACTGCGCCCGTCCTTGGTGTACAGGCGGTACAAGACCCGTGTGCCAAAAATTGGGTTGACCTTGAAGATGGCAACAAACTTGGCGTCGGTCTGTTTGAACAAAACACTTGCCGCATCGTCAACCCGATCTTCGTGGATCACGGGCATCTTCTTGTTCTCTTGGTATGCACCAATCAGCACCGTCTGGTTCTGCCAGACAAAGTACCCGGCAAACGCAACCAGACCCATGACGAGGATGGCGACCAGCTTAAAGGGTGAATCGACATAGGCCAGCACCTTGTCCAGCACGCCGAGGGCTTTATCGCCAGAATCCGCCATTCAAACTCCAGATTAAAACGCGGGCGCACCAAACCACTAGCCCAATCAGAAGGGCCGCTGCACAGAATGCTACGGCCCAGTCTTTCATGGCACCACTGCGGGTGTGATGGTGTTGGTCGTGGTGTTGGTGCTGGTCACCACAGTTGGAGTAGCCGTATTGTCAGTAATGCCGCCACCAGCAAGGCGACCACTGTTGCCAGAGTTTGACCCACTGTTCGCTCCTATCGAGTAAGAACCTGCTCCGATCACGCCTGTGCCGCTCAAGGTTACGTTAGCCGCTGGCGCTTGAATCTGCGAGGCGATGCCCACAAACGCTGCGTTGGTGCTGACACCCAGAGCTGTTGCGTTGTCGGACTGGCGCATACCAAGAGAAGTCTGCTTGTTGACCGTGTAGATTTGGCCGACAGTTGGCAGCAACAGACCGGTCCACTGCATGGCGTAGTCCGCCCACGACTTGGGCGCATTGATCTGAGCGTTCTGCTGACCGCCACCCATTTGCAGGGACATGACCGCTGCAACCTTGGCCGTGGTATCACCTTGCCGAGCGATGTCAGCAAGGGCTTGGAAACGTGCTGTTTGGGCTGCTGCTTGGGCTTTGTGGGCGTCAGCGTAGGCTGCGTATTCAGAGTTGGTTGCGCAGCCTGTCAGTGCCACCGAACAGACGGCGAGGGCGAGTAATTTCATGGTTGCTCCGGTTGCGGGTCTGCAAGAACCCAAGAAGTTGTGGCCTCATCCCAGACGTAATACGGCGGGCTGTTCGGGATTGGCATTGGCACGGGAGCCTCCCACAGATAAGAGAAGCTGTCCATGACCCATGACGGGTATGGCTGCGGCGGGGAGAATCCTGCGCCATCTGGGCCATCGGGCAACCACAGGTATCCGATCCCAGCAAAGTTTTTACGGAATGCCTTGGATTGGTCTGGGTCGGGCGTGTTGGTGTTGGGGGTGTAGTAAATGCCGCCCCGTGTGTTGTAGCTGGTTTGCACAAAGCTGGCCGGGTCGCCCCAATTGCCCGTGTCGATTTCAGCTTGATCAATGACCAGCACGCGCTGGACAATGTTGTTTTCGTCTATTTGGGCAAACTGGCTCATGCTGTATACGTCCCAGAAGATGTAAAGGTGTGGTAGGTGTACCCACCTGCCGAAGAAACCGTGCCGCCGGTTCCGCGCTGCGCTCCAGCGTAGCGAAGGATGACAATTCCAGAGCCGCCTGATCCGCCTGCGGGGTTGGGGTTTGGTCCTCCGCCGTTTGCGCCACCGCCACCGCCGCCCGTGTTAATTGTTGCTGAGGTAAGAGCACTGGACGGCCCCCCGGTCCCCCCGCCACCAGTGCCGCCGGGGATTCCAAAAATATTAGCGTC